TTAAAGCCAGACAGACGGATGGGGGTTTCCGGGGCGATATCGCCGCGCCCTTGCGCAAGCACCAGCGTAAATTTCGCCGCCGTGCGCTGAAGCTCCTTCCACGCCGCGTCGGCCGCGGGTCGCTTCGTCTTTCGAGGCGTACAGCGTCGGCAGAATATAGACATTCTCTGCCGAGCCGGCGGTGTAGTTCGTCACCTCTTGCTTGCTCTCTTCTTTGCGCTTCATCGCCACTTGTTTCGTTTGCTTCTGCGGCGTTTTGGTATCCTGCCAGTGCGCAACCACGCCGCCGTACGCCGCGCGGTCTGCAAGGTCAAAGGTGTGCGTATCGCCATCGCCACGGCTGATGGTTACCGGCGTAACCGCTTTGCCGTTGCGCACGCATTTGCCCGGCACCAGAAAAATCAGCGTCCCCTTTTTCACGGCGATTTCAGCACCGTTGCGGATCGCCAGCCGGGTCAGAAACCCAATGTCGCTCTCCTTCGACTGGTCGATATGCGCAATCTTAATCCCCGCCAGCTCCGCCGCAACGCTGGCTTTTTAGCTTATTACGCGTGGCGATGTTTTCAACAATCGCGCCAAGCGTCGTGTCATGCCACGAGCCCTCTTTGGCGGTGTTCATCCCTTCACGAAAATCCACGCTACGCCCGGAAATCACCAACTGGTCCGGCGTGCCACGGTGCGTCACACCGGTCGATGGTGAAACTGCCCATATCGGTCGGATTCTCGCCCGGCGACCCAGACTGACGCCCACCACCGCGCTGCGCGCCGGCATGGCAATATTCCCGTCAGCATCATCCAGCGTCAGCGTCAGCGTATCGGCTTCGAAACCGCGATTGTCCGTCACGGTCAGTGAAATCAGGCGCCCGGCGATATTTTGGGTGATGTCTTTGTCGACCTCCGTTGCGGCCTCGGGTCGTCACTTGCGGGTTTGGCGAGCAGCTTCAGCGCATAGAGGGGCGTATCCGCCTGCGTCAGATCATTTGCCAGTGCATCAATCATACGAGGGTACCCAGTTTTTACTGGCAGCCTCAAGCAACTCGCTGCCCTTGGTTTGCAGATTTTTCGCCAGCGTAATCAACGACTCATCAACCCACTGGTGAGTTGCAGCGTGAAGTTGATTTTGCGCGGCGAGCCGTCGCTGTAAAACTCGGAGCCGTTCTCTTTGACGTTGCTTATCACATACCAGCCGTAAATCATTCCCGTGCCATCGATAAGCGGCCACTGTTTGCCCTGCTCGGCCATCAGGCGCACGGCTGCCAGCGACAACACGCCGCCGGTCAGTTCCGGGAAGAGATCGCCGGTGATTTCCACCGTATCTTCTCCCGGGCCGATGAACTGATAGGCCGCGCGTTTGCCAACGCGCGGGTTGCTGCCTCCGGGTAAACGCGGAGGTGCGGTTCATGTTCTGGAACGGCAGCGTTTGCCGCATAAAAACGAAAAAATCCCAGCGCCAGCATCATAATGAATAGCCTCCTGACAGGAGTGAAGTGGGAATAGGCGTTGTTGCGGCGGTTGTCGGCTTCCTGACGGAGCAGGTTCTGCAACTGGCGCTCGTTGTCGCTGCCGGGGGAAATATCGCCCGTCAACGTGACGTTATATTCTGTTTTGCTCTGGTCGACGTACGAATTACCGCCAGCGGGTTTGGCTGCACAGTAGTTGTTGAATCCCGGCATTGTGCTGGTTGGCTGGATGTATCCAATCGCGCCGCCCGCCGCCGTTGCGTCCACCTGCGGTTTGGGGATCTCAATCGCCGGTTGCTTGTTTACGATACCGAGTTTCTCCAGCAGCCAGCCGACGCCTTCCATCAACAATTTCAGCGGCTTAAAGGGTAAGGTCAGCGCCTCAAACAGCACCTGACCAAACAGCTTCCCGGCGTTACCGCAGCTTTCAAGTGTTTGCTGGCTGAAAGCGATAGGGGCAATCAGATCGCTGAACAGGTTCTTAACGGCCGAAAGCGCGCTGCCAATGGCGTCGAAAACAGGCTGAAAAGGCACGAACAGTTCGGCAAGTGGGGCAAAGCCGGCTTTGATGCCTTCGACCACGCCGCCAAAGAAGGCGCTAATCGGTTCCCAGTAGGCGTAGATGGCCACCGCGGCGGCGGCAACGGCGGCGATAATGCCGATGATGGGCAGGGTGAGCGAGCCAAGTACCGTCAGAATGCCGCCGCACACGGTGGTAAAGACGCTACCAAAGGTGGTGGCGATGGTGATAAGCGTACTGATGCCCGTAAAGACGGGCGCAATCACGCTGGCCACGGTGCCAATTGCGCCGGCGACGCCAACCACCACGGTGGCGATCATCCCGAAGGTCTGCACCAGCCCCTGATTGTTCTGTACCCACAGTTGCAGCTGGCCCAGATACTGGGTCGCGGTTTGCACCAGCTGGCGTAAAGAGGATTCACGGGTGCTGAAAATATCCACGCTCAGCGACTGATACGCCGCTTGCAGTGCCTGTAAATCGGTGCCGAGATTGCCGCCGTTCTGCGCGGTCGCCACGCTCGCACCGGGGCTGGCAGGGCTGGCGGCCGGGGACGCTTTCAGCGACGCTTCGTAGCCCGGTTGCATCAGTTTTTTACCGAGGTTAACCCCGGTGGTGGCCACCGACATGCCGGTTTTGCCGACGGCGGAGAGGTTTCCGGCAATGCCCAGAATGGATTGCTGTCCCGCCTTGATTTTCGCTATGCGGTTTTGCCGGTTCTCCTGCGCCAGCGCGTCGCGCTGCGTCGTCAGTGCTGCCCGGTATTGTCATTGATGCTGTTTTGCAGACGCTGCCGCGCGCGCTTGCGGGTGCGCGGGTGCTGATGCCTGTCTCGGCTCAGTACCTGACGCTGGTTTTTCACCGACTGGCGCAGGTCATCATGCTGTTGTTGCAGGAGCGCTGACGCGGCTGCGGGCTTTCTCCAGCGCGCTAATTTGCGTGCGGGTCGGCGCGTCCACTTTTTTCAGTTCAGACGCCAGCGCACGCGTGCTCTCTTGGCGACGTTCAGCTCCTCGGCTGACGGCTGTCAACGCGCTTTGCGTTCGGGTAAAACCGTCGATTTGCGCCACCCGGCTGTACAGGCCGCGTAAGGTGGTCTGCGTCTCTTTAACGGTCAGACAGACACATTCGCTGTCTGTAAGGTTTTAAACGGGCGCGTCGCCTGATCAACAGCCGTGAGCAAGTCTTCTATTTTTACGCTGTTACTCATGTGTGTTTCCCGCTTCGCTGCAGCGCTTTTTCGCGCCATGTGATGAGTTCGCTCAGGCTCAGGGGATAGAGCTCTGACGGCGGCCAGTGGAAAATCACCGCGATATCCGCCATCAGATCGTCAACCGACAGGTTCGCCGGAAAGCTTACCGTGCCGAAGCCGGTGACAAAAACCAACCACCTTGCCGGCCAGCGCCACCATATCCACCGGGTCCAGTGCGCTCACTTCCTGCTCGGTAAGCGAAGGCGAGGTAATGCGCGGCAACACTTTGATCAGCGCATCCACTTCCGCATTCGCCACTGCCGCCGAGGCTTACGCCACGCAGCGTACCGGCGTTCGGCTTCATCAGGGTAATAACAGTAATGCTCTGTTCGCCGCGTTTGATCGGGTTTTCCGGTGATGACGTGGTCAGTTTCGTTGCTCATGAGTTCCTCGTGATTCCATTAGCAGGGAAGAACCGGTCAGCGAGGCTGACCGGGTTGCGCATTACAGGCCGATATTGCGGCGGTGCTGCTCGAGGCGGTCTACGCCGTTGACTTTTTTCGATCATGTTAACGGTGTCGATTTCCACCAGTTCCGCGCCATCCATCGTCAGTTTGGAAATAGGTGCAAACGACGGAGATTTTGGATTCGGTGTCTTCGCCCACTTTGTTTTCGCCCGTGTCGATCTCTTTCTGGCGACCACGCATGACCACTTCGACTGCCACCGTTTCACCGGTGTCGTCGCGCTGGTAGGAGCCGGCGAAACGCACAGGGACGGCGTCTGCGCTGGTTGCGCCATACAGTTCCCAGATAGCCGCATCCGGGAAGCCGCCCAGCGTCCACTCCATCGACATGGCGTCGTCATCCAGACCCATATCGACAGGCGCGACACCGCTCATACCTGCGCCGCGGTAGTTTTCCAGCTTGCGAGTCAGTTTCGGCAGCGTGATGGATTTTGCGATCCCCTGATAGCTGTAGCCATTGAGGAACACGTTCATATATTTCCAGTTTTCGCGGCATTGCCATTTATCAGGTTCCTTAATTGCTGTTGACCGAGGAGACCAGATTCACCCGGTGCACTTATCGGTGATGCGCTGGCGTAAGGTCAGGTTTTCCAGTGGCGGCACCGGCGTATAGTCGTAATCGATATACAGTTTCCCGGCTTTCAGGGTGACGGCGTCGTTGGCGGTTTCGTCGAACCAGCAGGTGGCATCCACGATGTAACCGTTGCTTTTCAGCTCGCGGAACTTCGCATTAATGCCTTCGATGATGTCGCGGATAAGCGTCGCGGTGATCGGTTTGTCCACCGCCCACATATGCGCATCGGCCATGGTGTCGGCGATAACCTGCGCGGTACGGGTGTAGTTTTCAAACAGGAACAGCGGGTCGTCAGAGCAGGTGCGGTTGCCCCAGAAGCGGAAACCGTCTTTGCGGATAAGCGTGGTCACGCCAGCCGCGTTGAGCAGATCCGCGTCGGTACCGGACTCCTGCAAATCCCAGAATACCGGGGTGCTGATGCCGGTCACGCCGTTAACGCCGACGTTGGACAGGGTTTTGTGCCAGCCAACGGATTGGTCGATGTAAGCACGCAGACCCAGTGCGCGGGCAGTGGCGTAGGCGGTGGAAGTCGCGTTCGCGACGGTATCCCGTGCGAGGAAATCTGGCCAGATCACCATCAGCTCACGCTGGCTGAAGTTTTCGCGGTACTTCATTGCATCGGACAGGGTTTTGCAGCCCCGGTGCGCTGACATAGCCGAAGGCGCGCAGTTTCTGGCAGACAGAGGCCAGTGCCGTGGCGACTTCCTCGGGTGTCATAACCCGGTACGCCAAGAATACGCGGTTTCACGCCGGTTACCGCTTCAGCGGTCAGCAGCGCTTTCAGGCCAGTGTATTTACCGTTTGCATCGGTAGTGCCGATGATATTGGAAATGGTCTGTGCCTGCGCGGTGTCGCCCGTGCCTTCCGCAACGCGCACCACAACGATGACCGGTTTCACTTTGGTCAGCAATGGCTTGCAGGGAAGAGGCCAGCGTACCTTTGACGCCCGCTTTCGCAATGGCGCTCTGTACGCTGGTGATCAGCACTGGTTCATTATGGGGAACATCTCAGCGTCTGCATCGCTGGCGGTACATACCATGCCAACAATGGCCGTTGAGACAGTGGAAATGACGCGTGTGCCGTCGTTGATTTCGACGACTGGACGCCATGATGATAGTCACTCATCCGTTTAACTCCGTGGTTTTGGGGTGAGTGCTATTCTCCGAGGGCGGCGAGGCGGGGCGCTATTTATCGGCGTTGGGGCGGTGCTGGAAACAACAGTGACGGGCAAAAAAACGGGCCGCAGCCCGTTCGGTTTTATTCCGGCAGCGCGGGCCAACTGATATCCGGCGCGGTGGCGGTGTCGATCGCTGTTACGCTATCGATGTAATCTATCCAGTTATTGAGTTGCGCAGTTTCGTTGTCTGCGAGTTTCCGTCCCATTAATAACTTCGTCTGCCAGATAACAATTTTGCTGTGGCGGCATTGAGCAGAAGCGCCTTTTGCTGATCCGCCAGCGCCTTTTCCTGTTCTGAAGAAAGCGGTGGCATATCAACCCACGCCGGACGTCCATCAACCACCCCGAGTTGTTTACCATTTGGTGGGGTCTGACGCCAATAGACACTCACTTCGGCATCGGTTGCTTCGATGGCATCAACTGGCCATGTCTCGTCGTTATAGGTCCCGTCATTTTCCATGCTGCCGGAATAAATGTGTTCCAGAGCGGGAGAAAAAAAAGGCTGTTGTCATATTAATACCCCAATGCAAAAGCAAATGCGCCATACGCGCCTCGGCGTGCCATTTATCCGCAGATGAAAGTTGGTCATCACTCTCAGGTCAGGATCTGAAACATTGTTGAACGAGATTGTTGGGTAATCCGTCCCCGCAACGCCCAGACGTTTAAAGGTTCCCCAAACCCCGAGCCGCTGGTTTGGAAACGGTGTGGGATGTGTCCAGTGGCATCTCCGCTGGCGTTGGACATGACACTCCCCCACTGGATAATCAATCCGCCGGGTTTATCCGGAATACGAATGTAATCAGATTGGGTAAAACTGGTTTTAGGCAACAATGCAGAAATCAATGCTTCCAATACCCGGGTTCTTAACCGCCGCAGCGACGGCGGTGGGACCCGAGTCGGCAATCTCTTTCAGTGCACCGGGATATTTGCAAATACTGGCTGTGTGCGGGTTGGTCGCTTTAACGTGATTATCCCACTGGTCGTCCACGTACTTACGGCTGGCGAGCGCCACCGTGGCATCCACTTTTAGGGTGATGGCCGAGGTATTGGAAATCGTCAGCACCATGCGGATGGTTTGCGTGCGGCCGCTACCCTCATCCAGCAACGGTTTATAGGTTTCCGGGCAGTTCGCCACGGCCACCAGTACCCCCTGCGTCGTCGTACAGGCCCATTTCACGGATCCAGAAACCCCCCTTCATTTTCCGGAATAATTTGCTCGGCGATAATCTGGTTATTGTTGATGCTATCGACAACAAGCACATTCAGTGCGCCGATGCGTTTCTGGTTCACCAGACTGGTTTGCGTGGCGTTCGGCGAGGGTAGTGCGCCGTTGCCGTCGCCCACTGCCATCCGGGTGATGTTAAGCCGGGTGCCTTGCGCCGTGGCGGCCGCCAGCTTCGCCGCTCCCTGATTGGTCAGAATGGCATAATATTTCGCAGTCATGCGTTCACTCTCGGTTATCGGATAAGTAAACGACATTGTCCGGTGCGGATGCGGGAAGGGGCTATCGGTCGGGGTTGGCTGCGGCTGGTACAACCCAGGGCGAAAAAAAACGGGCCGAAGCCCGTTTTAGATTACAACGCATTACTGTTCAGAAACCGATTCCCGGGATATCCACTCCGTTTGCTGCACCGGTGTAAGAACGAACAGTAATGGATTGTGTTGAACGAGCGGTGACATAAACGGGCGTCGTAATATCGCTAAATGGCCCAGCGCCTTCGTTAAATGTTACTCGGGCGCTGAGGCAAGCCGTCGGGAAGGGGATCGGCCAGTTGATTACCGAATCTGCGCCGTTAGTGACATTTGTTCCACCGTACATCCACTGAATAATCAGATCTTTTTAGCGCCACCAATAATGCCCGGGATTTTAAAGTAGCCGTTTCTTTCCAGTTGCCCCGTTGCGGTACTTGCCAGCACAAGGTTGCTCAGACCAAGGTTCTTGTGCACCGGCCACCAGACCTGCATTGGTCATTTCCAGCAAGGCGTTATCAACGCGCGGATATTGCGTATGTGGGTTGCTGGCAGCAACGTGCATGTTCACCGGGTTGTCTGCATAGGCCTTAACCTCAATCACCTTGTCATCCACATACTGGCGCGTGGCCAGCACCACCGACGGGTCGATTTTGAGGGTGACTGCCGCCGTTGACGATACCACCACCACCATGCGAATCGTCTGCGTACGCCCACTGCCTTCCTGCATTTGCGGTTTATAGGTTTCCGGGCAGTTGGCGATAGCAATCAGCACGTCGTCGTCGTCATACAGGCCGATTTCACGGATCCAGTAACCGCCTTCGGTTTCTGGAATCACCTGCTCGGCAATAATCTGGTTGGCGTTGTTGGGGGTCAACAGAAAGCCGGTTCAGTGGCGCAATACGTTTTGGTTAATCAGTTTCGTTTGCGAGGCATCGGGGGTGGGTAACACGCCGTTGGCATCGCCGATCGCCATCTGCGTAAGATTGAGTTTTGTGCCGAGCGCGGTTGCGTTCGCCAGCTTCGCTGCACCCTGACTGGTCAGAATGGCAAAATATTTTGCGGACATGCGTTAACTCTCTGGTTGTTTGTGGATGAATGAAACATCACCGTTAGGACTGGCGTTATTTTCCGTTCAGCCACAGACAAACGCTATTTGACGGGGTTTATTGCGGGCTGGCACAACGACGGGGAATAAAAAAACGGGCCGAAGCCCGTTTGGTTTTATTCCGGCTGTGTTGGCCGAATATCCGGTGCTGTCGAAGTATCGACCGCTTGCAATGCTTTGATATATTGCAGCCACAAAATCAGGCTGGCTTTATCTTCATCGCTGATGATGCCGAGCATCAGTTCATTCTGCCAGATACTGATGGTGTCTTTCGCCATCGCCAGCAACTGTTTTTTTGGGCTTCTGCAATAGCGACATGCGCGGCTTTATCGGTCACCCACTTACTGCCATCCCACTGATCGTAAGGCGTGGATGGTGCAAGCGTGGTAACGTCTGCGGGATAATCCCCCAGTTCGCTAATCTGGCTTTGCCCTTTGGTGTGAATGTTATACACCGTCTCGCCGCGGTGATCGGCGACATATTCCCGGTGCTTTCAGATTGGCGGTGCGACAAATTGCGAAACCTGCTTTTGCTTCACACTGGTGCTTCGATGGTGGAGTGCGCCGGAATACTGACCCCCACAATAAGATATTCCTCAGAGGGCGCCAGATATTCCAGAGTGATTTCGTTATAGTGATAGACAGTGATATAGCCGGCTTTAATGGCAAACATATTTTCGTTCAGAATCGCTTTTTCCATTACGCAGTCCTTATTTATATGGTTAAAGGTAATCATGTGGAGAGAGGACGCCGTTATTCTCTGTTTCGCGACTGGCGAACGCTATGTAACGGGGAGCGTTGCGGGCTGACACAACGTCGGGGGTAAAAAGCGCCAGATGGCGCTGTGTTTAACCGAACGGCAATACGGGCGTTATGCCGCCCGCACGATGTAGTTAAGGGCAATGTTGCGCGGGCGGTTTTCCGCCGCGGTAGGCACTGAAAGCGAGGCGTTGAACCCGATGCCATAGCCGTTGCTTTGTTGCGGCGAAGACCCCCGCCATGCACAAAACCATTCATTCCACTCAAAGCCCCTTTGGCATCCTGCTCGTACCCGTAGGGAGCAACAGCGGGAATACTACCCGTGATATTGCGAATAGCATCTCCCTGTACGCTTAACAGCACCCGGTCGGTATCCACCTTGCGCCCGTTATCCCAGCCGCGAATAAACTCGCCGCGCAAGTCCGGCAACACGCCAGACGGGTACACCGCTGCCAGCCCAGCCGGCTTTATCAAACGTCGCGCCATTGCACAGCATCCAGCCGCCAGGGCGGTATCGCCGCAGGGTAAGGCACCGGCACGCCAATCGGCGTGTAGTAGGCGATATCCGCCACTTTCACGTATTGCGGATGCGGGTTAGCGGCAGCCGGGTGATTCGCCAGCAGGCCGTCTGCATAGGCTTTCACCTCAATGACTTTATCATCCACATATTTCCGCGTGGCCAGCACCACCGCCGGGTCAATGGTCAGCGTCACCGACGATGGCGACGAAACCGCCAACAGCATGCGCACGATTTGTGTGCGCCCGCTGCCTTCCTGCATCTGCGGTTTATAAGTCTCCGGGCAGTTCGCCACGGCAACCAGCGTACCCTCATCGTCATACAAACCGATTTCGCGGATCCAGAAGCCGCCTTCGGTTTCCGGGGATCACCTGTTCGGCAATAATCTGGCTGGCATTGCCGGGATCGAGGTCAACGTATTCAGCGGCGCAATGCGTTTCTGGTTAATCAATGCGGTTTGCGCGGCATCCGGCGTGGGTAATGCGCCATTGGCATCGCCGACCGCCATTTGCGTCAGTTTGAGCTGGCGGCCAAGGGCGGTTGCGTTCGCCAGCTTCGCCGCCCCCGAGGGTTGGTCAGAATGGCAAAATATTTGGTGGTCATGGGTTAACTCTCAGGTCATCAATCAAATGAACAGCGGAAGCCGGGAAGCTCTCACCGCCAACAACAATCTCTTCCGGCGCGTAGGGGTAAACCGTCAGCTCTTCACCGAGATAGCAGCCGGCGCCAACATAAAACTCACCCCTGCGTACTCCAGGCTGATATTCAGGCTGGTGAGATGGCGGCTCGCCGGTTTCGCGTCATCAATCAACCGCTCCAGCTCCTCGTACATCGCCTCGGTGATGCCGTTATCCTGCACGCCAATCACCAGCTTAAAGGTGCCGGGCTCGGCGTTATCCTGCCACCACTCGCGCAGCTCAATCAGAAAACCGAGCGGTTCAACAACGCGGTGCAGGGCGCTGAGCGTGCCCTTGTGCTGATGAACATAAAAAGAGGCGGCGATCACGTTGCGTTTGGTGGCTTCCCGGCCGGGTGTAATCCCAGCGATCGACGGAGAGCGCCCACGCCGTAAGGCAGCAGCTCCGCCGGGCATTTTGCGGATCCACAAGGTGCGCAGCGGCACCGGCACACGTTCGATTTGCGCCGCCGCCGTGGTTGCCGCTACCTCAAGCCCTGAGGAGCCAACCGGTAACAGGCGGTCATCATTCATCGGTACCTCCGGCCTGAATGCTCCACGCGGTGCAATACGACGCCCCGGTGTTTGTCCAGCACCAGATCGCTTTGCGGGGCGCTCAGCTCGACACGCTGCACGCCTTCAACATGCAGGGCGGCATAAATCGCCGACTGGCGAATGTCTCGGCCAAGTCGGCGCTGCGCGTTGATATAGGCTTTCAGTTGCGCTTCAGCGGCCCCGCGAATCGGTTCGGATTCCGGCCCCGGGTAGAAATAGAGCGTGGCGTTAATCTGGTACGGCACAATCTGTGCGCTTTGTACCGTCACGCGGTCACCCACCGGGCGCACATCTTCCGCGTTAAGAGCCTTATTGACGATGGCGACCAGTTCATCGCTGGCGCTGCCATCGCCTTCACGGGAGAGCACCGACACGGTGATATACGCCGGGTTCGGGCTGATCACGGAGATATCCGCCACCCGCCCGTCGGCGCTGCGCCCGTGGTATTCGTACGCGCCCACCGGCCCGGCGACGCTCAATCCTTCAAACGCCTGCTGCGCGCGCAGACGCAGATCCTTATCGGACTCCATCACTGCGGCGGTTGGCGGAAGGGTGCTGTTATCCGCCGGGGTGATGGTCAGACGCGCGGTGTTGCTGTTGGCGGCAACCACATCGAGGTCATTCCCGGCGGCGTAGGCCAGCATCACCGCCCGTGCGGCTTCGTTGACGCGCTGGCGCCACATCACCTCGCGGTAGGCATTCTCTTCAAGAAACTTGGTCAGCGGCTCAGATTCCAGCGCCAGCGTACGGGCGATTGCCTCTTGCCCATCCGCCGGAAACAGGGAAATCAGCGTCGCTTTACGGTCGTCGAGGATAGTTTCGTAATTCAGCTCCTCGACCACGTCCGGCGCAGGAAGCTGGCTCAGATCGATAATCGGCATGGTTTTAACTCACAGGAAGGGTTAACGAAAGGGATTCACCGGTGCTGGCAAGCTGGCCGGTCAGGTTGACGATCATTTTGCCGTCGAACTGGCGCTCAACGGTCACCGCGCTGACGTTGATGCGCGGCTCCCATTCTCAGCAGCGCCATATAGCACGCCGCCTGAATTTGCAGCGCCAGCGCCGGGGTTTGCGGCTGGTCGATCATCTCAAACAATTGCGAGCCGTAATCGCGGCGCATCACCCGCGAGCCAATCGGCGTACGCAGGATGTCGCTGATGCTCTGGCGGATATGCGCGGTGTCGGTCAGGCTTGCGCCGGTGGTGCGGTTTAACCCGCTGTAACGAACTGTCATAAAGGCGCTCCTGTTGTGCCGCCGCTGTCGCCGGGGTGTTGATGGGTGTGCAGCACTTTGCCGTTGGACGACAGCGAACCGCCGCTGTGCTCGATATTGCCGCGCATCGTGCCGCCGCTTTTGACCTCCAGCGTGCCGGTGATGAGCTTGTTGGTGCAGACCACTTCCGGGGTATCCAGCGTGACGCGGGTGGAAGCCTTCACTAACACTTCCGGCACGCTGGCGGTAATGGATTGTGAGGCGCTGATATCGGCGGTTTTGATGCCGCTGACTTTCAGGGCGCTGGTTTGGGGTTCGTACTCAACTACCGCGCCATCCGGGAAGGCAACGTGCCGGTGCATCCGCCGATGCTGACGGTGCCGGGCGATCGTCGGAATAGATCCCGGGCAGAACAAATGCGGTGTCGAGTTCGCCTCCGACCGCCAGCACTAACACCTGCTCGCCGACGGAAGGCGCCCACCACGTACGTGATTGACCGGCGCGGTGGGTTAACCACTGCAGCCACTGAGTAACAAGGCCGCCTGTCTGCACACGACAACGCCCGGTGTTAAGGTCGGTTTCGACGATAATCCCGGTGCGGATCATATTGCGCAGCGCGCGAGCCATTTCCCCGGAGCGAGAGTTGTGTATTCATACGCGAAATGATGCTATGCGCCCCCGGCTTTGGAAAACGGACAACGCTGTCCGGGTTTTGGCACAACGCCGGGGAACAATGGGTTATCAGGAGGACCAGCTGCTGAGCAGCTCGCCGTGAACATACAGCTCCTTCGGCCGGGTCACCGCCGCAGGCGGCAACGGCTCTGGCAGCGTTTCGGCATACAGCGCGCCATCCACTTCCTTCACCTGCGTGCGTTCCGTCAGTTGCAGCGTAATGGTCAGAGCCTGCGTGCTGTCGCTATTGGCAACCAGCGTCCAGCTAAAACTGGCTTGCTGCCCGGCCTCCACGGTGAGGATGTCGGGCTGGTTGTCGCGCAGCCACAGCATTACCGGCACGAAGATCGTGTCGATATCGCCGGAAAAACCGCTGACGGCGACATTCAGGCTGAACTGTTTTCAAACGAGAGTGAGTGGGAGAGGGTGGCGATATTTCTGCCTTTATCCACCCACAGGCGCAGCATGGCAGGGTTATCGCGCAGGGCCGGGACGGCGTCCGTCAGGGCTTTGCGCAGCGTATTGGGTTTTAGCATTTATCTCATCCCCGGCAGTGTTTTACAGTTTCGACCTGCAACGCACACTGTTCCAGCGCGCTCTGCCGTCGGATATCGGCGCTTAAATCGCCGTTAGTTTGGGGATTACTTGCCGGCATCGGGCACAGACTGACCTGCGGGCAACGGTTGTAAACAGTGACCGGCAGAGGCGCAGGCGGGGCGCTGGTGCACCCGGCGCACAGCATCAGGCAGCTCAGTGCTGTACCAGCGGCGAAACGCGTCATTTCATTGATTAACCTCGTAATAGCCTGTTCACGCTGCACCGCCTGCGCACTGGCGGACTCCAGTTGCTGGCGCAGCGCCACTTGCGCCTGCTCGTTGCTGTCGGCCAGTTCGCGTGAGGCGGTAAGCTGCGCGTTCAGTTGCGCGATAGCGCTGTTTTGCTCCTCTGGGGTTAACTGGCGGGACTGCGCCAGCGAGGCACGCAGCGTGTGGTTTTGCTGCATCAGCCACAGCAGGCCGCAGACGCCCAGCAGCAGGGCCATCAGCCAGGGCTTTCACAGCGCCCCCTGCAGACATAAGGCGCGTTCACGCTGGCGTCGGTTTTCCAGCCCGGTATTGCGCACCCCGTCGATAAACACCCAGCGCGGCAGCTGATCGCAGGCCTGTTGCCACTGTTTTTATTGAGATAAAACGCCAGCGTGGAGCGGCAGGCGGCGACGGTACCGACGTTAAACGCAAAGCTGACGACCGCGTCGTAGACCTGCGGCGGCATTGCCACCGTTACGCAGTCCGCCAGCCGGCTCAACATGCAGTACGTCGGCGACCAGTTGACCGCCGCCTCTTTTCGGTGATATCGCGTTTCGGCGTCACACCGGCGGTATGGCCAATACCGGACGTCCAGACGCCAGCGCTGCACTGGTAAGGACGCAGCCGACAACCTTCGAGATCGGCAATCAGCGCCAGCCCTTGCTGCGAGGTATGCAGTAAGCGGAAGTCCGGCGTCAGCGCCGCCAGCGCCAGCACGACCGCCGCGCTACAGCGTTTAACGGGTAAGCCCATTGATCACCTCGGCTCGTGGCACAGGATTTGAGAAACAGATAGCTCTTTCGGCGGTAATACCAGTTCACCGCCACGGTAACGGCAACGCCAAGCGCGCCAAACCAGGGCGAAGTCTTGCGGCGTCATGGCGCCAAAAAACGTCAGCGCGACGCTGATCCAGTACGCCAGCGACGAGGTGACTTTTCGATAGTCACGCCCATAGGTTCACCGTTTCGTTTACCGTGGCGACCGCCACTTCCGGCAGTTCAACGTGGGTGCCATGGGGCAGGATCACCCCGAGTTCCGCCAGTCCCGGGTTGGCCAGAAGTACGGTTTCGACCACGCCTTCCGTGCGGCCGTAATAGCGCAGACAAAGGATGTCGAGGGTGTCGCCCTGTTGTGTAATTGCATTCATCGTGTTCGGATCTCTTGCGGTCTGGAGGGAGTGTTTCCAGCTTCAAGTGTCGGGGGCGGGGCAGACAGACGCCATCTGTCGAGGCTGGTTAAGCACTGGCACAACGTGAGAAGGGCGTAATGATGCGCAAAGGTAGGAACAGCGCGCCAGACCGACGGCGGTTGGCGCGCAATGCTGCAAATGCATCTGCCTGAGGAAGGTGGCAGAGCGTTATTCGGCGGGGTAAAAAAGCTCCTTATCTGATACCCCCTGGGGTTTCGCTGTGAGCGATGTTCGACACCATTGTCATGGCGAGTTCCATCTCTTCCCTCGGTACAGGGATGAAGTAGCCAGATCAGTAATCAGTTTGACGCACGCCCAATTAAACTGCGATTTTTCGAAACGTTCAGACACCATGAATCCCCTCATGTGCTTTTACTGTATGGATGTACAGTATCATAAGCCTAATATTAATGGGAAGCGAAAAATATTTCATCTTGATACCTATGTTGATGATTAGAAAAGTATTGTCGTTTTCTGATAACGGTTTCTCTCCGCTGTTTTTTTGTGAATTGCGCCGCAATTTTGTCAGGAGGCTGGCAGCAGCCCGCCTGCCATTCCCGCCGGGGCGTACAGTTATTGACAGAACTCCAAGAGGGCGCAGACGCGCCCTGAAGGTCAAGGTCCGTACGCTTCGGCACAATCTTCCATTTCTTCAGTCGCGTGAGTACCGGCGACCCCGCGCCGACGACGGTGTCGTACACGCCCCGGATGGCAACCATCGTTTCGCCATACTGATTAAACATGTTCTCCTCCTCGTACAGTGTGCGCACTTGCAGGTCGTCGCGGCGTACAAATGGCCCGCCCTGCGCATTCACATAGCCAGCCCAGTCACCGGCGTCGGCGGCGTCATGCACCTGCGCGAACTCCACGCTTAACCCGCGTGCGGTTTCGCTGTCGGCCATGCGCCGCAGTTCGCGGTACACCGTAACCGGTGCGCCGCCGATAAACTGGAACTGGCGGATACGCCAGCGCGCGGCCCATGCCGCCACTGCACCGGCGGACTCCTGCAACGGCGAACCGCTCTCGTGATCGGTTTCACCCTCCAGCGCATAACCGTCGATATTCTTGGCGATGTACTTCGCCACATAGCCGGTTGCGCTGCCCTTCTGCGAATCTATCGCCTGCGCATCAAAGCGCGCCTTCCTCGCTTTGTCACTATTAAGCTCATGATTGTCTTCAAGTTTTGCGTACTCGCTCGTAATGTCGCGTACGCGAGCGACATCCTGAGGCTGCATAAACAGCAACAGATGCCAGTGCGGGGTGCCATCGTGATGCGGCTCCGCCACGCGAATGCCGAACACGCGCAGATTGTGGCGGTGCAGCTTGGCGCGAATGCGCGCCCACAGCGCGGTGAAGTAGCGTTGGGTCTGTGCCGGACTGGCGCCGTTCCACTTCCGATTGCGGTAGCCGGCGCGGGTGGTGGCGTGCCGAGGGCGGAAGGGCGGTCAGGGTGTAAAACTCGCCCACATAGCCCGAGGGTTCTGGCAGATGGTCTCGAACCCGCGAATGCGCGTCATCAGCTCGCTGCGGCGAATAGCCGGGTTGGCCACCGAGCCATCGTGTTTATCGATCAGACTGATGCGGTTGCCTTCTTCGTCCTCGAGTTCCATGCCGTTGAGAAACTCGCGGTTGCGGCGTTTTTGTTCGCGCCCGGTGCTCACGCAATCTACGGCTGGCGTAGGGCTGTTTTTTCTTGCTGACGTTGCCGAGTGCTATCTGGAGATGTTCCCGCCACTGTTCGGCGACGCGGCGTAAACGCCCGCGCCACCACTGTTCGCTGAACAGGCGGATCACCGCCAGGGCGAGGTCGCTGGCGCTGGCCAGTTTACGGGAGACCCGCTGCCAGTGCGGCGGTGTGACGTTGAATTGCAGGGCGATGATCCCCGCGCGCATATACCAGCGATGCAGGGTTTTCAGCTCGGCGTCGTCGGCGTTGTCGATATCCGCCAGTTCGCCGCGAATAAAGTTGGCGATGTCCGCCGACAGCCGGTCGATCTCTTTTTCGTCATGTCCGGCAGGCGGTTGTAGCGGGCGAGTAAATTCACCAGCCGGCTGGCGAGGTAGCGCTGAACCGGCGTATCGAAGTGGCCATTAAACACTGCTTTCGATACGCGCTGGTGAATGCAGGTCAGTTGGTAGCGCTGCGCGACCGCGTTGAGGCAGGGCAGTGTGCGCGCCACAAGGTGGCGCAGCCGGTGGCGTTGGCGCGCGCCTCGCCGTGGTGTTTTTCCAGCGTATCCGCCGTGCGCATGATCGGCAGGCGCACGCACTCCGGTTGCAGCGCCAGCGCATGACGGGCCTGTAGCAGCGCCGCAATCAGCTGGTTGCGGCGGTGGAGTTCGGCATGCGTGAGGTAGGGGCTGGCAATCGCCGGGCGCGGCGCATTCCACGGAAAAGCCCACGAGATCGCCAATTAGCGCCTCCTGTAGTGCTTATCGTGCAGTTCGGCGCGGTGCTGGCAGGTGACGCAGCAGGTCACGCCGGGCAGCGCCATACGGCGGGCTTCGGGGATGGGCGCATCGCAGTTTTCGCAGGTCAGCCGCGACGGTAACAGCAGGCGGCTGCGCGCCCTCGGCGGATGTAGCGTTCGCGCTCTTCCAGCTCGCGCTGTTGTACCAGATCCATTTCATCGGCCATCAGTGCAGCTCCTGTGCACCGGTTATCAATGTGGGTGGCTTCCTGGCGCAGCAGCTCGGCGGCGTCGCTCCAGTCCAGATGTTCGCTGGCGATAAGCCGTGCCGGGCGTCGAGGCGCGCGGAAATCACGCCAGCGCAGCGCAGTCGCTCACGGTTGCGTGCTTCGGTCAGCATCAGAGCGACGTCTTCGCGGCTGCGTGCCGGGTGTGTTGTGGGGGTCTTTCTCATGGTGTTCTCCAGATTTTGGCGACAGGAATGCCCGGCGGGTGGACGCCATGGCTTACGGGTTGGGGGTTAGCGCGGCAGGGTCAGGCGTTTGGGAAACAGGCTGACGACCGCGCGGAAATGGTTCATTGCTGTGATCACCGCTTTCTTCTCTTCAAGCGTCAGCGCGTGCGGGCTGAGGGTCTGGCGGGCAGCGGGGACGCGGGCAAGAAAGAAGATCGCCGCCAGCGCGCGACTGTTTTCGTCGTACTGCTCGTCGCGTTTATCGCGTAAATCCTCGATAAAACGCGCCACCTCAGGCCAGCTATCGTCCCAGTGGCTGGCGCGGAGTTCGGCGATATGGTTCAGCCCGTTAAGCCGTTCTCCGGCGCTGAGCGGTACGCTGATGCGGTCTGCTGTGATAGCCATACTCTCTCCTGTTTTCTTGTGAGCTTGCAAAAGCAAATTCAGCTTAAGGATGTACCGGCGCGGTGATCGATATAGCGGCAGTCGATGGCCTGCTGCGTTAATTTGTCGCGCCAGGGCTTTCGATTGATCAGCGTACGGCTGCGTTTTCCGGCATTTTGCGCCGCAGAATAGTCGCGCGTCGGGGCTTTGAGCAGTATGCCTTCGTCAAGCCATTGCCAGACCAGACGTTCGCTGACACCGCGCATGGCGGCGAAATCTTTCACCGTCATCGCGTCGGACATCGCCGAGCGGATCAGCGTTTGCAGCGCGGGCAGCAGGGCAGACATCAGCTCATCCATTTGGCTATGGGTGAAATTCCTCGGATTGCATTTGAGAGTCGGATAACGGATGCGACGGCGTTGATTTTGCATCTGACATATCGCATTATCTCCTGTGGTTTGAAATGTACTGCACTGGCGTGCATTCTGGTCGATGCACAGTAATATAAATCGCAAATGCGATTGTGTAAATCACTTTTCGAAGTTGGTATGCATGAGTGAAAATAAGATGAGTGTTCAGGATGTGATTGAGCGCATTGCCGCGTCCTATTCCGTCTCCAGCCAGAAAGCGCTCGCCGAAGCGCTGGATGTGCCGGCGAACAATATCAGTAGCTGGATCCAGCGCGAGAGCGTGCCCTATAAAGCGGTGGTCAAATGCGCACTGGATACCGGGGCCGATCTGCACTGGCTGGTGGAAGGTGAGTTCGCAAATGCAAAATTAACCGATAAACCCGCGCCGAAGGGCAAGGCGTTGCTCAACGAGATTTTGTCGACCGGCGGTCGCCCGGTGCTGCGCCGAATCCTCGATGCGTACGGGTTTCAGATGCAAAAGATCTCGGTGATTTGCTGGATATCTCGTCCGGGACCATCAGCACCCCACTGGGTGCGGCGTGAGTTTTTCCCCGGCGATGTGGTGGTGACCTGTGCGCTGGATACCGGCGTGTCGCTGAACTGGCTGGCGACCGGCAAAGGCGAGATGTATCCCGCTGCGGCAACGTCGGCTGTGCAAAGCGAGGCGGCGCTGAGTATCCCGAAATATCGCCATGAGTCCGGCGAGCTGAAAGAGGCGGGTGAGTGGTTGCTGGATCGCAGTCTGGCGCCGTCGTCCGTCGACAGCCTGAATTTTATTGAAGGGCTGAATGCGGGCTGGCTGGTGGACACTTCCGCGCAAAAAATCGGTAACGGGCGCTGGTTTATCCGCATTGATGATGTGCTGGATGTGTTTGATGTGGTGCGCTTGCCGGGCGGCAAGGTGCGTCTTACCAATCATTCGGCGGATTTTGAGTGCAGCGTGACTGAGATTGAGCCGTTTGGTGTGGTGATTTTCACGCTGGAAAAACACGTTTAGGGCAACCATGACGGTCAGCAAACAGAAAAACGGCAAGTGGCTGTGCGAGCTCTATCCGCAGGGGCGGGAGGGGCGGCGTATTCGTCGGCAGTTTCCTACTAAAGGCGAGGCCGAGGCCTTTGAGCGCTGGACGAAGCAGGAGGCGCAGGAGAAGCCTTGGCTTGGCGAAAAGAGGACCGCCGGCGGTTGGAGCGACCTTATTGCGCTGTGGTTTAAGCTGCATGGGCAGTCGCTGGCGGCCGGGAAATCGCGGATGGCGAAGCTGGAGATTGTCTGCCGGGGGCTCGGCGACCCGCTGGCGACGGAGCTGACCGCGAAGGTGTGGGCGCACTATCGCGATCGGCGTTTGAGCGGCGAAATCGATAATGGTTACACGCGCGACCCGGCGAACTGGAAGGTGAAGCCGGTGACGGTGAACCGTGAGCAGCAGTATCTCAGTGCGGTGTTTAACGAGCTGAGCCGGTTGGGGGAGTGGCAGCTGCCGAATCCGATCGAGGGGGGTACGGACGTTTCGCGAGAAAGAGCGCGAGATGACGTGGCTGACGCCGCCGCAAATCGCCACGTTGCTGGCGGCCTGTGACGCGTTCGGGAATCGCGATTTAACGCGGGTGGTGAAGGTGTGTCTTGCCACCGGCGCGCGCTGGCGCGAAGCGGAAAATCTTCAGCGCACGCAGCTTTCGGCCAATAAAATCACCTTTGTGAAAACCAAGGGCGGTAAGAACCGCACCGTGCCCATTCCGCAGTGGCTGTACGATGAGCTTGCGCCGTTGCAGGGGCAGATGTTCCAGCCGTGCTATCCGGCGTTCAGCAAAATGCTGGCGGCCACCGATATCGCGCTGGCCGAGGGGCAGAAAACCCATGTGCTGCGCCATACTTTTGCCGCGCATTTTATGACCAATGGCGGCAACATTCTGGTGCTGCAGCGCATTCTGGGTCACGCCAATATCCGCGAAACCCTGCGTTACGCCCACTTCGCGCCCGATCATCTGGAAGAGGCGGTAACCCTGAACCCGCTGGCCCATTTTAATGGCGGCGGAAGTTGCATAACCCTGCAATTTATTGCAGTGAAAGGGGGTGTAATGCATTGGTGGGTAACGATTGTTGGTGCAGTGTGGGGAGGGGGAGGGAAAAGCGTCTTAACTAGTTTTTTTCGTTCTCTCTTCGAGGGTCGCCAACGGTCTTTCTGTCGTTTTGGTAAAAAATTAACCTTCTGGTGA